CTTTTGATGGTCTAATGCTTCTCTAGCTAAAGTCTTATGCCAATCAGCAATGCCTTTATACTTCTGTGTAAAATGCTCGTAGTATGACGCTTCAGCTTTTGTTCTACCAAACCCACTCGCACCATACAAAGGTGCAAAGGTATGTGCTTTAGCTTCTTGTCTGCTTGTAGGCTGACCTGCATCAGATATAATCTTAGCTGTATACGCATGCACATCAAAGCCTGTACTGACCTCTTCCATAGCCACCTTGTCCTGTGACAAAAATGCAGCAGCTCTAAACTCTAGTTGTGCAAAGTCGGCTTCAAGAACATATCCTTTCATGCCAAAGTCATTGTCGTTCCAACGTGATACGAACACCTTCTTGACAGGAAACGTACCACCTCTAGGCATGTTTTGCATGTTTGGGTCTGCACCAGATAATCTACCTGTAGACGTGCGATGCTGTAACAATCTGACATGCAATCTATTGTCAGCTTTTACATGTGTAGCTATGCCTTCAATGAAAGAAGATAGGTAAGTCTCTACTGCAGACAGCCTACGCACGTTACGTAAGAAACGCTCTGCATCTTCCATGCCTTTGTTCTTGGCTGTACTCTCAAGCATTTGTAAATTCATCTTGTTTGTAGTGAAGCCATTGGCTGATGCCCACTTTGGTGATGGCGGTACAAAACAAAATCCTGCACGTTTTTCTGTGGGTATATATAAATAGCCTTTACCATCGCAATCAGAACAACGTGTTTCTTTAGCAAAAGGTGTACCATCTTTCTTTGTCTTACGAATCCTGCCATAACCATTGCATGTAGCGCATTGCTCTGATTCTGTCCTGTATAGTTTTTCTGTGTTCTGTGCTATTGCTTGCTTAAAATCTGAGCCTGTCATGTATGGGTCAATGGCTGTAACCCAATCTGTTTTATCTTTAACTTTCCTACCATAGATAACCCACGATAACTGCTCTGGACTATTTAAGTTTACAGGTGTGTCACCCATAACTTCTCTGACTTGCATTTCTAAGCCTTCTACGAGAAGGTGACGCTCTGTTTCGTATTGGTCACGCACATCTTCAAGAGCAGATAAATCAACCTTAAATCCTCTGCAATATATCTTAGCCAACCTTACTGCCAGTTGATTGGTAAGTAGAACTGTATCCATCAGAGATGCGTCACTACTATTTAATCTATACATTAGTTTGTTTGCTACCTGTTGCGTAGCATGCAAGTCAGCAGATAGGTAAGACACCAACTCGTCATGTGGTATCTCTCGTGTGGTAACACCTTTCTTAAAATAATACTTCAGTGTATCCTGCTTCTTCGTATCAACTTCATATCTCTCAGCACATGCTTCAAGAGACAATGGCTGTTTGATACCACGCTGTAGCACATACTCAGCAAGCATAGTGTCGAACACTGCACCATCATACTTGAAGCCAGACTCCCATAGCCACATCAAATCATACGCAGAGTTGTGACATATTATAGCACCTGCCTTATCTAGTAGGTCTTGTACAATCTTATGTCCATTCTCTGTAGGTTCTTTGTCCGCATGGTCAAAAGTAATTTGATATTCTTCTCCAGTATCTGTAAGTATACCCACCATTACCAACGTGTTAGTAGATTCGAATGGGTCAAGGTGTAACTTGCCATCTCTGTTGGTAACTGTGTTTTCTACATCTATAACTAATTTCACGATACGTACCTCGCAGTCTTGTATTCAAGCTCGCAGTGTACCACACCATGCCATCCTGTCAACTTATTTTTTACAACATTGAGATGACGCTGTGAATCTTCTTCTTCCTGTCCATCCACAGGTGGGTTCTTTGCAATCAATATCATAAGGTCAGCTTCGGCAGCCTTACCTGTACGTGAACCTTCCATCATAGATTGATTGAGTAGCACCTTACCTTCCGCATCTGCAGAAAGCTGTGACATATAAAAGATAGCACACTCATGCTGTTTGGCAATCATACGTGCATGCACTGCATTTGCTTTCAGTGCTTCATCTGTTCTAGCAAATCCTGCAGTCTTGGCAAACTTGTCACCCATGTCGAGCAACACAATGTCAGGCTTGTATGTTTTACAGATACTCTCAACCCATGCCATGTCACGACCTGTTGCATCTTTTATCTTGATACGCTCCTTGACAGGAGCATACAAATCACGAGCCTTTGTAGGATTATCTTTTATTTCTTTCATGGTCATGCCAGTGGCTGCAGTTAGATATCTAGCACCCACACGATGATATCCTTCCTCGTTACATAGCACAATGCAGTTAGCACCTTGATGTGCGAATCCTTGTGGTGATGCAATCAAACTTGCATGGAACGATGTCTTACCAGTATTGGGTCTAGCACCTATCTCTATCAGATGTCCTGCATTGACACCTTCAACCTTACGTGTGAGCGTAGGTACATTGAAAGTCCAACGTGCTTCTAAGTCTGCTCGTGCAAGTAATGTCTCTATCTCAATGTCATCCCACTCCACGTTGAGATTAGGAATAAAGTCATCGCCATACTGCTCTAGCATATTGCGTAGCGGTTCTAAACTAGCCTTGTCACCATTGACATAATCAAATCCTAAGTTAGCTATCTCTTCACCAATGACTTGCTGAAATAACTTTGACAACACTTCGTTAGCTACATCGCCACCCATAGGCGATTCTTTTTTTATCTTGAAGAACAAGGCAGAGTATGCTTGTTTCTGTGCTGTAGTCATGGTGGGATTATTAGACAAGAACAATGCTTCTATCTCGTCTGGTGTAACAGTACGCTCGTACTTACTCATAGCATTGTCGATTGTTTGCTTTATCTTGCGAACATCTTTGCTAAATAGTTTGTCAGGACACTTCGCTCCTCTGTGGTCATCGTAGAATGACCTGTCCATCAAACTTCTAATTAATGATAATTCCATTTAGCTTCTCCATATCTTTGGGGTCACGATATTTCAAATCGTTGTTTAGTTTTAAGACACGCACATCGGGTACATGTCCACGTAATTCCTTTGCCATCTGCAAAGTCTTTGGTAATGCATCGGGGTCTAATGCAATAACTGCTGTCGAGAACTGCGAGAGAAATCCTTTATGCGATTCCTGTAGAGATGTACCAAGAAGCGCAACCCCAACAAAGGAACTGTAACCAACAACAGTTGCACTCACACAGTCCTCAACAACAACAGCCACTTTACCACAACCTGCAGTAAAAGGCAACCCACTTTTTCCATACTTCTTCCATTTAGGAAGTCGTTTACTGAGAGAGCGACCTGTGGCATCTACTATGACACCATCATGTCGAATAGGAAATACTACACGATTATCTTTCACATCGTAAAATAATTCCCACTCGTCAATCCCATACTCAGCAGTGAAGCGAGTGAGTTCACGCTGACCTTTAGAAGGTACAACGTATTCTGGCATTACAAAATCTTCTGCGTATTTCTCTGCTCCTGCAAATCCATCACGAATGTCATCAATAGATAGGTGGACACGAGTGCCACCTTTGACATTACAAGAAGCCTTGTAACAATTCCACACAAGAGAACCCATGTTATTGGTAACTGTAAAAGTATTACGACCACCACAGTTAGGACAGTTAGTCCTCTTTGTAGTTCCATTAGGTATATCACCTATAGTGTTTAATACATTATTAGTATACATAACAGTTCCTCTGTGTCACTTATCAGTGCTTATAACATGCATCTTTCTAGTTGTCAATGCACTATTTGCACTCATGTACGTATTTTTCATGTAAGGTTTGACCGATTGTGGGTTTGCGTGTCCTGTTACAGACATTATTTGTGCTATTCCCACACCTGCATCCACCATTTCTGTAGTGCCTGTGCGTCTTAAATCGGACAAACGTAATTCCTGCGGCAAATTTGCAACAGTCATAATATTTTTTGCATATTTTGGTAATTTATATATTGTGTATGGTCTAAACTCGCCATCAATAGGCTGTGGTCTAGGCGCAATATATTTCTGAAAACCAAAATCTTTCTCTTGTTGCTTCAACATGTCCAGTAAATCGTCATCAATAGGCAACTCTACATCGGCTCTGCGTTTAGATTGTTCTATATGTACACGAGAAGTCTCAAAGTCAATGCTATCCCACGTAAGCAGTCGCATATCTCCTAATCTCTGACACCAAGCATATGCCATGTGTGCAATCAAACCTATGTTACGAGTCTTAAAATTGCTGTAGGCTACGTCCAAAAAGGTTTTGACATGTTCTCTACTCCAGACAGTTTTGCGCCTGTCAGTGGCTCTCCTACGTATGCTAGAGAATGGATTTATCGTGGTATGTTCCATGCGTAATGCAAAGTTAAATAGTATTCTTGCGACACCCATGATGTGATTAGCAAAGGATATTCCTCTGTCACACCATATATCGTAGCAGAGTTTTGCATACTTTGTTGTGACTTTCGCATAACGCATATCACCTATGCACTTTCCATCTATTTCTGTTGATAAAAACACACTCATAAAATATTTATATTGTGATTTAGTTTCATCACGTAAGTTCTTGAAATCATGGGACAAATAGTATTTATCCACTAGCGTATATACTGTAGTCATGCTGCCAACCACTCTGGCATTGGTCTACCTTTGTTGTATCGTGCAAACTTCAGCTTGTCTGCTTTGTAAAAAGCACGATAGGCATTGATAGGTAAGAACTCGTCTGTCTTGAGTTCGTCCATACCACTGAAACATTGTGGATGTTTTGTGATACCTAGCTCTGGTAGAAACTGCCCACCTTTAGATAA